TCCTGCATTTAAGCGATTGCTTGAGGATGTGAAGAAAAAGAAAATCAACTGTATTATCGTCAAGGATTTATCCAGACTGGGAAGAAACTATATTGAAACAGGAAGATACCTGGAAAAGATATTTCCGTTTCTTGGAGTAAGGTTTATTGCAGTTACAGATCATTATGACAGTGCAGCAGAATCGGATGATGCAGACCAGATCATTGTTCCTTTTAAGAATCTGATAAATGATGCTTATTGCAGGGACATCTCAATTAAAATCCGAAGTCAGTTTGATGTGAAAAGAAAAAATGGACAGTTTATTGGCAGCTTTGCCGGCTATGGCTATCAGAAAGATCCAGAGAATAAAAATCATCTCATTATAGATGAATATGCAGCAGATATAGTCCGATATATTTTCAATCTGAAAATGGACGGTTACAGTTCTCAAAGGATTGCAGAGAAGCTGAATGAAATTGGAGTGCTTCCACCAATGGAATATAAACGAAGCTGTGGTATGAATTATAATAGTGGATTTCGTTCAGGAGCCAAGCCTAAATGGGCGGTAACAACTGTAAATCGCATTTTGACAAATGAGTTATATACAGGAACAATGGTTCAGGGAAAGAATCGTAAAATAAACTATAAAGTAAAAGAGTGCAGACCAGTAGCAGAAGAAAACTGGATTCGTGTAGAGAAAACGCATGAAGCGATTATTGCAGAGGAAGTATTTCAGTATGTACAGTCATTGATGGAACTGGATACCCGAACAGCTCCAGAGGAAGAATCTGTATATATTTTTTCAGGATTTTTGCGGTGTGGAGATTGTGGGCAGAACATGGTAAAGAGAAGTACAACCAAAAATGGAAAGCGGTATTATTACTATCATTGTTCTACATATAAAAATGGAGAGGGCTGCAGTTCCCATCTGATTAGTGAAAAGATGGTTCATAAAGTTGTTTTGGATGCGATACAAAGGCAGATTGCCTTAGTGGTAAATGCGGAGAATATCATTCAGAACAGTGGAATGAAAAATTATAAAAAGACAGAACTGGATTCACTGGAAAAGCAGTTGGTGGTTCTGCATGAGGAAGTAGAGAAGTATAAAGATTTGAAAACCCGATTGTATCAGGATATGTTAGAAAACATTGTGACGAGAGAAGAATACCATGAGTATAACCGAAGATTTACAGAAAAGCTGCATAATGCGGAAAAGGCAGAACGTGAATTAGAGCAGAGGAAAGAAAAGGCATCTGCGGAGGGAAAACGGGAACACCCTTGGATTGAAGATTTCAAGTGTTATCAGAATATCACACAGCTTGATCGTAAAGCGGTAGTTACTCTGATTGACAAAATCATTGTGTATGGAAAAGACTGTCTGGAAATTTGCTTTAAGTATGCAGACGAAATACAGGAAATGACAGAAGCAGCACAGAATATTCGGGAAATGGAAGAAAGGGAAGGTAGATTTAAATGCGGTGCGTAAGTTATACAAGGACTACATCGTGCAAAAATACAAAGAAAATTCCATCAGATATTATCCAACAGCAGAATGAACATATTCAGAAATATATACAATCACATGGATGGAAGCTGGTAGCAAAATACAGTGATCGGAAAAAGGACGAAAATGAAAATACAGCTTTTGAAGAAATGACAGCAGATGGGATTAACCGTAAATTTGATATGGTGGTAGTAGATAGTGTTGACCGTTGCGGAAAATATATTTCCTGTGCGGAAGATGTACTGGTTAAAACATTCTTTCCGGCGGGACTTCACTTTGCGATAGTACAGAGCGATTTTTGCAGTATTGGAAAAAGCAGGGAAGAAATAGACGAGTATTTCAGAAAAGAGAAAATTGCTGTACAGGTAAAGAGTATGCGTGAATATGCGATTCGTGAACAGGTAGAGGGATATTATACAGTTCACGATGAAAAATATGGATACATACTTTCAGAAGATAGAAAAGAATTAATTGTCGAGGAAGAGGCTGCGAAGATTGTACGGGAGATATTTCAAATGACATTGGCAGAAATCTCTATAAAAAAGATAGTAGCCATTCTGAATGAGCGAGGAGAAGAATCTCCAATGGTACATAATGCGAGAGTGGGGCATAAGCACTGGCCGCATTATGAAAATAAGTGGAGCGAAGGTGCTTTGCGGAGGATTTTAGAATGTACAGCATATGATGGCTATTGGCAGAAAACAATCAACGGAGAAGTTTGTACGCTTTCAATAACACCAATACTAGATGAAGGAGTTTTTGAACAGGCTAGAAGACTTATTAAAAGTCGAACAACTACAGATAATATCATAGGTGGGAAGCCGGGACCATATGTAAGAAAAATCTATGATGAAGCAACTGGAAAGCCGTTGTACCTGAGAAATTTCCGAAGTGGTGACGTTGCTTTTGTGTTCAATCCGCAGATGGGTGAATTACCAAAGAAAAGAAAAATTTATATAGAAGAAGCTAAGGTTACAGAGGCAGTAAAAAATGCAATTTCTCTGGAAATGGACATGGCTGAAAAAATGAAAGCATATTTGCAGACAGAAAAAATGCAACAGTTATTACAGAAAGAGATTCAGCAGTATTCAGAAAAGGCATGGATGATATTTCAGGAAATGGAGCAGGTAGAGAAAGACCGTATTCCTTTATATGAAAAATTCCGGGACTATGAGATTGGTCAGACAGAATATCAGGAGAAAAAAGAAGAAATACAGGCGCAGTTGCAAATGTATGAAAACGATTTTGAAGGACTGATGGACAGGCTTGCAGATATGAAAAAGGCTTACAGTGAGGAAAATGAATGGATAAAAACATTTCAAAGGGAAGAGTTACCGGAGACGCTGGAAAGTCAACATGTCAAAAAGTGGGTAGATAAAATAATTGTTTCAGATTTAAGAGATGTGCATGTATACCTGACAATGCAGAACTGGAAGAATTATTTCCCGGAAGAATGGATGGAGGAATAGCAATGGCAAGGAAAAGCAGAAGAAATAAAAACATTGAGGCTGTCAGTAATCAGGTTATAGAAAACTGTGAGAATCTGATAGATACCGGAGCATATATTCGATTATCTGTTGAAAATGGTGGAAATGAAACGGATGAAACCTTAGTTGTACAACAAATGCTGGTTGAGAAGTTCATAGAGGAGCATCCTGATTTAAAATTAGCAGGTACATATATAGACAATGGATTTAGCGGAACTAATTTTGAACGACCAGGTTTCTTGAAACTCATGGAAGATGTACGATCAGGAAAGATTCAGTGTATTGTTGTAAAAGACTTATCACGTTTTGGCAGGGACTATCTGGAAACAGGATATTATCTGGAAACAATTTTACCGAGGTTAAATGTAAGGTTTATTGCAATTACAGATGATTATGACAGCTCCAGAAAAGAGGACAGGGAAAATATCAGTGTTCCATTAAAAAATATGGTTAATGCCATATATGCAAAAGATATGTCAAAAAAGATTCTGGCTGCAAAAGATGCACAGCGAAAAAAAGGAAATATCACTTTATCTAAAGTAGCATTTGGCTATGTCCGTTCAGAGGACAGGCATAGACAGATCGTTGATGAAGAGGTTGCACCATTTGTCAGAATGATATTTCAGTGGTATATGATGGGTGTCAGCAAAAAGAAGATTGCAGACAGATTAAATCTTATGGGAATTGCAACACCTGGGCAAAGAGAAAAAACTGGTGTATTGACAGTTCCGTTAGAACAGACAAAGTGGAGAATGGATACGGTAGATAAGATTCTGAACAATCCTACATATGTTGGAGATATTGTAACTGGAAAGTTGAAGCAGTCATTATATAAAGGGATAAAGCAGTATAAAACTTCGCCGGAGGACTGGAACGTTCAGAGCGATATGCATACGCCAATGATTGCAAGGGATGATTATGAAGAACTGCAGGAAAGGTCAAATAAAATAAGAAAGGTCACAAGAAACTGGCATTTAAAATATATGGAGGACAGAGAAAAATACAAAGACTGCTTTCCTGGCATGGTTCGATGTGGAGATTGTGGACGTCCGATGTATTGTGTCCGTTATACGCATAATTATAAGACAATGGAGAAGGTAGGGATTTATTATACCTGTTCTGCTCAGAATTATGCGGATAACTATTGTGGTCAGAAGATAGAAGAAAATCTGTTGAAGATACTTGTGATGGATCAGATTCAGATTCTTATAAAAAGTATGTGTGACAGGAAAAAGCTGTTACAGAGATTGAAAAGTGATTCCAGTGAGAAAAATGCTTTTTATGAAGCTGGTGCAAAAGTGCGAATGTTGGAAAGAAAAATCGCACAGGCAGAAGAAAAGAACACTATATTGTATGAGGACTATGTGAGTGGAATTGTAGAAAAAGAGGACTTCGATATGATGAAAGAGCGTTATATCCGAGAGTTACAAAATCTGAGAGATGATTTGCAAATTGCAAAACAGGATCAAAGAATGTTGGAGAAGAAAACCGACAGATATATGGATATGGTCAGCAACTTGGAAAAGTATCTTTCTGACCGGAGCTTCAATGAAGCACTGGTACAGGAGCTTGTAGAATATGTGGAAATATATAAAAACGGAAGCATTCATGTGTGCTTCAAGTGTGATGATAAATTTAAACAAATAACAAAACTGATAGAGGGTGTTAAAAGTGCGTAAGAATGGATTATATTTTAGGTTATCTATTGCAGATGGAGATTTGGGAAAAGACAATAAGGATGAAAGTAACAGTATTGATAACCAGAGAACGCTTCTTGTAAATTTTGTTCAGGACAGGGATGATCTGTCGGATGAATATATAGAGTATGTGGACGATGGTTATTCGGGAACGAATTTTGAACGTCCGGCGTTTAAGCGTATGATAGAGGATGCAAAAACCGGAAAAATAGATACGATTATTGTAAAAGATTTTTCACGATTTGGCAGAGATTATATTGGTGTGGGAGATTATCTGGAGCAGGTACTCCCAATACTGGGAATCAGATTTATCTCGTTAAACAATAATTATGACAGCAATGATTATTTAGGAAAAACAATGGGAATGGATATGGCAATTCATAACCTAGTCAATAACCTTTATAGCAAAGATATTTCCAAAAAGTTGAAAAGCGCATTGAGAGTGAAATGGAAAAATGGTCAATGGACTGGTGGAAAACCGCCTTTTGGTTATTTGCGAGATAGTAAAACAGGGGAATGGCTGATAGATCCGGTAGCAGGAAAGTATGTACGAACGATTTTTGATAAGGCAATCGAAGGATGCAGTA